AGCTGCTCAGCGTGTACTCATCCATGACACAAATTGCAGACGAGGTATCTGCTATCCCGAGATACGCTACCGGTGAGAACGTCAAGGGTGGAGCCGCTGGCACAGCCTCAGGTATGGCTATGCTCATGGGTAACGCCACGAAAGTATTACAATCTGTTGCAGCAGGTATCGACAAACAAGTAATGGAACCTGCGCTCGAGATGTTGTACGATATGCTTATGCTCACTGATACCGAGGACTATTTCACCGGTGATGAGAATATTGTAGTCAAGGGCGTGACCCTGGCGATGCAGAAAGAGACAGACCGTATGAGACGCCTGGAATTCTTGCAGATGACTACGAATCCAATCGATATGAGCATTATTGGACCAGAAGGCCGTGCAGAGGTGCTTCGGTCTATATCACAGGATTTGGGTATGCCTGAGAGCGAGATTGTACCCACGAACGAAGAAATCATGGCCAAACAGAAGCAAGACCAGATGGCCCAACAAGCAGCTGAAGCTGCAGGTAACAAACCGCCAGGTCCGAAGAACCAGCCTGGCAACCCAGTAACCGGTATGACCAACACAGGATAAAGCCATGTACGAAAATTTTGATAAGAAAACACAGGCCCCATGTATGAAATACGGCGAGCAGAAGAAGAAAGACTTTCTTTCGACTCCTCAGCGTAATTCACAACGCACCTATCCCAGCAAAGGCGCTGCTCAGCAAGAGTATCCTAACGGCAATGAGAAACATATATTGCTGCAGAAAGGTAGTGGCCTCATGGGTAAAGTAAACTGCAGCGGCAAGAAAGGTTTTGCCACAGAAAAAGCTGCCAACTGGAAAGTAGGCTAATCATGGGAACTGTAACGTATCCAAAAGGTAAGTCCTCAGCCAAGCAACTGCAGGTGTCATCTCAGGAGTTTCCAAGCTACCTGAAACAAGATGGCAACACGAAGCAGGTGTATGGTCGTGGCACAGGTCGCGATGCGGCCGTTGAAACTCTGGAACTACCTCCAACGCGTCCGCCAGGCCATAACACTATTGGCACGGGCAACGACTGTGGTACCACAGACTTAAAACGTTGAAGCTATCCAGAGAACAAGCAGAAGCGATAACAATTCTGCTAAACGCGCCAGAGTTCCGTATATTTATGGAGCTCATTGGCACTGAAGGAGAGAAATCTATGCAGGTTTTGATTGCAGCGAAAGGCGGTCTCAAGGGCGCACAGGGCAGATGCCAGGTGTATACTGAGATTGTTGATGCTGTAGCCACTGCTAAGAGTACTCTCGAGTCATATCAAAATTCTAAATAGAGGAAGAATTGATGAGTAAAACAGCAAGAGCAGTAAAAAAAGCAGCTAAGAAAGCCGAGGATATCCATGCAGAAGTATATGGTAAGCCAACCGATGGTACTTCTGACCCTGACGCTATTCTCGATGACCTTAATGTCGAGCCTGGTGCTCCTGACCCTGGTGCTCCACCAGCAGAACCAGCTGAACCGACTGAACCAGCGCTTTCAGTTGTGCCAGACCCAGCTCCCCCAGTCGACGCATCAGCGGAACCGGCTGAACCTGTTCCGGGAGCAGATACGCCACCCGTAGACCCTCCCGCAGCGCCCGATGCCACCGAACTTCTGGACAAGGCAGAGCACAAGTACTCGGTACTTCAGGGCATGCACCGGAAGTTGCTCGACGAAAACAATGATTTACGGGGTCGCCTGGACGTGCTTGAAGCAGCACCGGCAGCACCGATTGAACCTTCACCGCTCGCAACCAGTGCACACATCACTGACGACGACGTTGAAGACTATGGTAGCGACTTAATCGGAATGGTTAAGCGTGCCGCACACGAAGAATTATCACCTGCAATGGCGAAACTCACAGAAGAGAATCAGGCATTGCGTGACCAGATTGCTGGTGTAACCACATCCATCGATACCCGTGCAAAGGGCGATGTTTATGGTACACTGGCTAAAGAAGTGACCGACTGGGAAGCGATAAATAACTCTGATGAGTTTTTATTCTGGTTGGCCCAACGGGACCCATTCTCCGGCGAACGGAGACATGACCTGTTAACGCAGGCATTCCAGAAGAACGACTCTGCCCGAGTTGTGAACTTCTTTAATGCGTATTTGAATGAAAATATGACGGTAGCCCCACCAACGCCCGCAGCTGCACCAGCAGCGCCGGTGACGCCTAAAGTAGACTTAGTCTCCATGGCAGCACCAGGTAGAGCACAAGCAGGCGGCCCACCAAGTAATCAAGCAGATACACGCACTTACACCCGAGCTGAAATTGCAGCGCACTATAAATTAGTGCAGACAGGCAAATTCCCGGGTACTGACGCAGAGAAGGTCCGCATTGAAAAAGCGTTCGTTCAAGCTGCAAATGAAGGGCGAGTAATTTAAATTAATTTGATTATGAGGTTTATATCATGAGTTATCCAGTAGCGAGTCCCGCGTATGGGACAGACGTAGCGGCTTCCCCCGTCTACACCGGCACTTTCATTCCAGAAATCTGGTCTGGCAAAATCATCGAGAAGTTCTACGATGCGACTGTCCTGGCTGCGATTTCAAATACGGACTATGAAGGTGAAATCAAAGGTTACGGCGACAAGGTACACATTCGCCAAAAGCCAACCATCGCAATCAACGACTATGAGTCTGACGGCACGCTTGTTTATGAGCGCCCATCAGTGGCTGACGTTGAGCTGAACATCGACCAAGGTAAGTACTTCAATACTATCCTGGACGACGTGATGGAAGTACAGGCTGACTTAAACATGCTGAGCATGTGGGCAGATGATGCTTCAAGTCAGATGAAAATCGTCATCGATACTGATGTACTGGACTACTACGCGCCTCTGGCGAATGCAGTAACCAACATCGGTGCGGCAGCAGGTCGTATCTCAGGCAACATTGGTCTGGGTATAACTACAGCTCCATTAGTAGTTGTTCCACGTAACCCTGCCGCTGGTGAAGTTGAGCCTATGGACGTTATCGTTCGTGCGGGTCAGGTTCTTGACGAGCAGAACATCCCTGAGCAGGGTCGTTGGATTGTCGTTCCTTCATGGTTCGCGGCCAACATCAAGCTTTCTGAGTTGCGTGATGCATCTCTGTCAGGCGATGGCACATCCATGCTGCGTAACGGTCGTCTAGGTATGATTGACCGCTTCACAGTGTACGTCTCTAACTTGTTACCAACTGGTGCGACCTCTGTAGGTCTTACCCTGGCAGCAGGCGAGTTTGCAATCTTGGCTGGTCACAGTCACGGCACCACTTTCGCATCCCAGCTGTCAAAAGTTGAGACCCTGCGTGGTGAGTCTACCTTCGGTACCATCTTGCGTGGTCTTCAGGTATACGGTCGTGAAGTTACAGACCCAACAGCCCTGGTTACAATCGTAGCTAGCGACGGCTAAGTGATTGGCCCCTCCGGGGGCCTTTCCTTTTACTAGGAGTTACTATGTTTCAAATCGTATTAATACCAGGCGCAGAACCACTAGAGTTCACTCATGCGCGTGCTAAACGCTACAAGCAGGCCGTTGTTTCCGAGATGGATGACAAGGGTAAATTTGTTCGCGTTATTGCTGCAGATGAATACATGCAGTGGGATGAGGCGCCAAAGCCAAAAAACTCACGGGTACTCGAAAAGCCTGTCCTTAAAGAAGCGGTCTCTGCAAAGAAACCAGCACCCAAGAAAAAGAAAGCGAATAAGCAAAAGAAAACCGCTATTCCTGACGATGATAGTTCGTTGGAGAATATTGATGTTTCTTCTATCTGATTTATTAATTCAGGTACGTGAACTTGTTCTCGATGAGGTTGTCCCGTATCGTTATAGCGACGATAGGATTTTCCGCACTCTAAACAATGCATATGTCGAGGCGTACCGCATACGCCCGGATATCTTTGTCGATTTAGATTTCCAAATTCCCTTTGTCACGGCTGCCAATAGCCCTGACCCATTTCAGCTCGACCAACAGTTTTATAACGCTTTCGTGGACTACACAGTTTCCATGATTGAATTCTCAGATGATGAATGGACCGTCGACGGCCGTGCTATAGGCTACTTGACTCTGTTCAACCAACGGTTAGGAGGTAAGTCGCAATGACCATTTTAGTCTCGACCGACGAATGGATTAACGAGCTGACTACCCGCCTGCCAGGCATCTCGTCTGGACAGCTAAAGCTTGAACTTAAATCTACGCTACGTGAATTTTTCACGAAGTCAGGCTTCTGGATGGAAGAACTAGCGCCGATAAACATTCGTGCAGATAAAGACCAGTACAAACTAAGCTACCCACAGGCCAAGGTCATGGGTGTTCACTACGTTTGGGCTAATGGTCGACCCATCGGTCTTGCAACCACATTACCGAAACGCACAGCAACTTCATCCAATCTACCATCAGTTGCCTACATGCTTGAGCATGACCTCATGCAGGTGTTCCCGGCCCCTACCAGAGATGATGATGGTGCGCTGAAGGTCGTAGCACGCCTAAATCCGCTCCCTGACATGTGTAAGGTGCCATCTGAGACCGTTTCACATTTCTTTGATGAAGTTATGGACGGTGTCTTAGGACGCCTGTATTCGCAGCCAGGGAAGCCCTACACCAATTTAGTACAGTCTCAATACCACCTTAAACGGTTCCGTGATGGCATAGCCATGGCTCGTGACATGGGCAGGCGTCGTTATGGTAATGCTGAGCGAAGCTGGTCATATCCACAGGGCTGGGCTGGTAACAGCTTCCGTCGTGGTAACGGTAGAACAGCATGAACTGTAAACTACTAAACACAGCCACCATGAACAACTGTGCGAGTTTCGTACATGCGTTGGTGTTTAACTTTTTTGATACGATACATTTGTGCCCACCGCAGGTCACGAGAATACCCCCCGAAAGCCGAATGGTATCTATTGCACCGGACGACGAGAGTAACTCCACATGAGCATAATAGCCAAATATTCACAGACACCAAACGAGACCAAGGTATATCGTGTTGATTACAGCGGCTGGCTGGATACGACTACTGGGGGCACACCCGAGACAATCGTAAGTGCCTCGAGTTCGTTAGGGCCAGTGACGGTCCCACCACTGGTGGCTGTAACAGCAATACTAGTAACCCTTACGGATGTCTCGCTCACTGTCTCTGGTGGGCTCGCCGGCGAAACATACACGGTAAGCATCATCGCCAATACGTCAGGCGGTCAGACGAAAGAAGATTGTATCGAAATCCAGGTGGTACCAGCCTGTGTCTAATATAGATACCCAATACGCGAATAACGCGCAGACATCGATTACCAATAACCCGCTGGCTATTGGTGATACAACGATTACTGTGCTCGACGTATCGGTATTCCCGACAATAACCGGTGCTCAGTACTTCTATGCAACCCTGGCTGATATTGCCGGCGCACTGACACCCGAAGTTGTAAAAGTTGTTAGTGTTGATTTAGGCACGAATTCAATGGTTGTTGAGCGTGGTGCTGATGGTACTGTGGCAGTGGCCTGGGTAGCGAACTCCGACTTAGGGATGCGCGACAACAAGGGCATCTTCGAAGAGTTACGTGACCACACACACTCAGGTGAGTATTCACCAGAAGGCCACGGCCACAACGCTAATGAGATTGTTTATAATAACTCAACGTCTGGTCAAGCAGCTACTGAC